GGCCTGCTCCAGCGGCGTGGCATTGGCGGGCAGCAGATGTTCAGAAGTCATGTGCCCTCCAAAGCGGGGGTGGGGACGCTATCGCTCTCGCCCAGCAAAATCCAGATTCAGGCTCAATAGGCTTACAGCCTGGTTGGCCGCCACCCGGATATCTGTCGTGGGGGACAACAATTCCACCTTGTGCACACCGGCACGTTGCAGCTGGCCAACGATCCAGGAGCGGGTCAGATCCCAGCCCAGGCCGGCACAGGCGGCCAGCGTGGATGCGAAGACGGCCTGGATCGCTGCCAGTGTTTCCAGCGGTGCGTCGGGGTAAAGCCAGAGTCGGGCGTACACCGCGACTGGCATCAGCTCGGCTGGTACCACCTCGACGGTGTCGGTGAGCACTCGGATATCGTCACGCAAAACGACTGCGCGGACGGCATCGAGCACGGCATTCGATACCGTCTGTTCTTCGCCCTTGGCCAGCACACTGATGCGTACCCGCCCAGGCTCCGGGCTGTCGACTTCGACGTCGGCGACCTCTGGTGACGCCGAGAGCGCCCAGTACCGGTAATGCGCTGCGCCGCCGGCGTTGGCAAAGCCGATGATGCGTTGGCGGGTTCGCAGACGCAGCGCCTCATCGCTCTCATCCATCAAGCGCGTGACACCATAGAAGGCCGCCAGATGATCAAGATCGCTGCCCGTGGCAAAGGCCAAGAGCGATGCCTTGGCTGCCTCATTGATGCGGTTTCTGAGCAGCACCTCCCGGTAGGCGGCGACTTCGAGCAGCTTGATGGCCGGGTCCGAGGCCAAGAGGGCCGAGTAGTCCGGGTAGCGGGATTGAAACTCGGCCTGCAGTTCCGAGAAGATCGTCTCGAAGGACAGGGACTCGATCACTGCCGGAGTTGGCAAACTGGCCAAATCGTTCAAGGTGGTCATTCACACCTCCACTGCGGTGATCACTGTGGCCTTACCATCGGGCAGATAGATGCCTTCCAGATCGAGCATGACTTGTCCGACGTCTGCCTTCGCGATGCGCACGCGGGTCAGCTTGAAGCGGGGTTCCCAGCGCGCCAGGGCCTCGGCAGTGGCTGAATACAGATCCATGGCGAGTCTCGGGGTCATGGGGTTGTCGACCAGCGTCGGCAGGCGTGAGCCATAGTCACGGCGCATCACCCGCGTGCCGATGCGGGTGGTCAGGATGTCGCGGATGCTCTGGCGCAGGTGGTCGATGCCCGAGAGGGCTTGGCCGGTGTGGGCGTTGATTCCATTCATCGCAAAGCCCCCATCTCATCCAGATAAATGCGCAAATTTGCGCAATTACGTCACTCTCAATGCGAGTGGTGATTCGAATTGCCGCCTGCGTCCAGGATGGAGCCAGTGGCCGAGATATTGCCGTTGACCTGAATATCCCCTTCGATACTCGCGCCCGCCCCGCCACCGCTTTTACCGACCAGTCCTTTGAGGTAGGTGAAGAGCTTCTTCACCAACAACGTACCGGTGAAGGTGCTCTCTTCGGCATTGGCGAGAAGTTTCGGCGTCGAGAGTGTCGTGCCGTCATCACGCAGCTCCAGGGTGGTAGCGCCAATCTGCAGCACGATCTTTCCACCGGCCGGTACCGCCAAACGCCAGTGGTGCTGGGCACGGTCGTATTCCATCACCGCTCCGTCCTTGAACAGGGTGCGAGAAACGTCTGCTGAATCGGCTGGGGCAGGATGCTCGCTGCGGTAGATCGAGCCGACCACCACCGCCTGGTTGAGATCGCCACCCGGCGCTACCAGCAGCACCTGCTCGCCGGGTTCGGGCGGATGCCAACTGCGGTCGTGTCCCGCTCGGCTCGTCGCAAAGGGCAACCAGCCCGTGGTGATGGGACCGGCCTGCACCCGCACGCGGGCACGAGCCGTGTCGAGCGCCACCACCTGGCCCATCAGCGCCACATTGCTGATGCGCCGCTCGGCTTCGGTCATGTCCTGGTGCAGGTTGCGCTCGCTCATGAGGTCGGCTCCCGGTAATGGGTGCCGGCCGGCTGATAGCTGTGCTCATGGACAGGGCCGATATCCGGCACCCAACTCACCAGCACCTGCAGCGGCAGCACCCCATCATTGATCACAGGCTTGGTCCAGTAACTGACCTCAAACGACAGGCGGGCAGCCAGCACCGGCGTATCGCCCTCACCGCCTTGATCGACCTCGGTGCGGGTCAAGCGTGTGCCCTCGACCAGCAGCCCCAAGGTTTCGTCGGCATCGAGGATGGCTTCAACCGCCTGCGCCAGCACATCAGCCTCCTCTGCGGCGGCGTCACCGCTGGCGATGATCTCGACCGACAGCTCCAGCTTCCGATAGCGCAAGCCAGGATCGGCATTGGGTTGATCCTCGATACGCTCGTCGCGGGTGTAGATCAGGATGGCTGGCAGCTTGCCGGCAAAAAGCGGGGTACTGCGATGGATGCTGATGCGCGCGGCGGTGATGCGCGGGTCAATGGCCGGCAACTGCGCTACCAGACGTTCCTTGACTGCCTCACGAATCAGGGTGCGTGGGTGCTTCATGGTCGCCCCCTTTGTGCAGCATCAGTTTGAGGAAGCCGTGCCCATCGGGTCGCACCTCGACGATCAGGTAGAGCACACCTTGCACCGTCACGGCATCGCCCTCGGTCGGGGTGGCGGGCAGATCTGACTGCCGAACTTCCAGCACGGGCTGCACGCTGGACACCGAGATGCCCGTGCTGGCATCCACCTCCTGGTGCATCGCGGTAAACACGCCCCGGCCCGCCAAGGCCTGGGGCTGTCCTTCGAGGTGAAACACCACCGGCTCACCAAAGGTGGTGAGCACGATGGCGGACATGGCTTGGGTCAGATCACCGAAGACCGTCATGGTCACCTCCCATCACGATCACCAGCCATTGCTGGAGAAGAGCCGCACGGTCAACGCCGGGCGTTTCACAATTGGCAGCGGATTGGACTGGGTGTAGATATCCACGCCAGTGCCATTGGGACGAGCCAACTGATGGGCGTAGAGCTCCTGGCCGTAGGTGCCCACGGCTTCCATCAGGTTCGCGGGCGCGAAGTAGGTGCGGAAAGTGTCGAGCGTGCCCAGCGGGAACGCCACCCCTTCGCGCGGTGGGATCAGGCGCACGCTGGTGCCGTTGGCGAGCGTCACCGTGCCGAAATACTCCTCGAACAGGATGGAGCCGAAACGAAAGCCCCGGCGCACATCGTCGCGCAGCGGGTTGGTGCCGGCGGTACCTTGGTAGAAGGTGTAGGCCTCCTTGACGGTCTTGTGCTTGACCAGGGCATCGAAGAACTCGGGGCTGACCAGGGCGTGAATGGTGGTCATCATCTCGCCCTTCAAGTTCTCCTCGATGTGGCGGGCGACCTGGGTGCAATGGATGACCATGTCCTCAGCGCCACCGAACACAAAATCCACCTCGGGCTTATCGATGTCGAACTCATCGTGCCAGTCGTAAAGGGTGTTGCCAGCACCATCCTTGGTGATGCCCAGCAGTGCATTGACGCGCATGTACTCCAGCGTCTGCGCGTGCTTGGCGCGCATGCGGGCGAGTTTGCGGGTCATCACGGTCACCAGCGGGTCTTCCCCAGCCGCCAGACCCAGGCCACGAATTCCCTGGATTTCCTCGGGCAGCACCACGTCGTTGTGCGGGATGTGCGGCACGGCGAAGGAGCGTACCGAGCGCTTGTCGGTAGTGCCCACCGTCGCAGGCGCACCCGGGGCGACGGCCGGCAACAGTCGCAGCTCACCCTCGATAGATTCGATGGTGACGTTGCGCTGTGAGATGGGCTCGGGCGCGAACAGCCCCAGTTGGCCGACCCGGCCATAGGGGTTGGGCAGCATCTGGATGGCGGCCGACATCTCGGCCAGCGTGAAGCCGCCGGCGTCGAAAGGATTGACGATCACGGTCATGAGGAAACTCCTGTTCAGGCAGCGGCGCGCACGACGATGCCGTGGGCAGCCAGTTGCTGGTGTTTGAGGGATTGGGCAGCGGCGTCCGCCACGGAGGCATCGAATGCCAGCGCACGGTCGGCAACGATGACTTGGCCGCGTGCGAGTACGACTGCTTGGGTGTCGGTGTCGCTGGCGGCCACCGGGTGCAGCAGCACGGCCGAGGCGATCTCAGCGCCTTCCAGGCCTGCTGTCGAAGCAGCCGGCGACAAGGCATAGACGCCCGTGGCAGTGATGCGACCAAGCACGGCACCCAGCGGATAAGCGGCACCCGCCTTCAGGGCCACCGTCTCGCGGGTGTAGTCCGGGTCGGACTCGCGCTTGATGAGGTCACCCAGCGTCGATGGGGAAATCAAAGGTGTGCTCATTTACGGGCTCCATAGGCTTGGGCCGCTTTGACCAAGGGGCTGTCAGCGACGGATTGGGGTTTGGTCGAGGCAGGCGCCGGCGCTTGCGCCACGATGTCTTGCGCCACATCACACTCGGCAGCCTGCTTCAGTACCGATTGGCGCAGTGCATCCGGGGTGACACCACGGGCCAGGGCCTGGGCCGGATCGACCGTCACGCCGAGGCGTTTGGCCTGGGCGGCGATCTCGGTCAGCTCGGCAAGCTGGCGGCGCAGTCGCTGCTCAACCTGGGCCGTGATGGCCGCTTCATCGAGCGGCGGGGTTTGCGGTGACTGCGCCGGGGTCGGGTTTGAATTCGGGACGGTGTTCTCTTGGGCATCGTCCACCGGCGTGACGGGGTTGTGATCATTCATGGAGATCTCCTTCGGGGATGGTTGGGATCGGGAACTGATGTGGGACGTGGGGCGGCAGGCCGACAGCGCAGTGGCCTTGTTGCGCAGGCTGCGGCCAGCACTCATGGCGAGCTGGCGTTGCAGGGCCGTGATCGCCTCGGCGCGGGTGCCGATCTGATCGGCGAGCCCCACCTGGAGGGCGGCTTCACCGCGATAGACACGGGCTTCGGTGGCGCGCACCACCTCTGGGGTCAGGCGGCGGAACCCGGCGACCAGCGCGATGAACTGGTCGTGCAGCTGCTCGATGTCGGCCTGGATGTCAGCAGCGACTGGTGCCGGCAGCGGTGCATGCGGATGGCCATCGACCTTGTGGGCGCCGGCGTGCAGGAAGGTGTAGTTCAGACCGGCTTTGGCATCGGCCACCGACTCGTCGATGTGCACCGCCACCACGCCAATCGAGCCCACCTCGGCAGTGCGGGTGAGCCAGAGGCGGTCAGCGGCACAGGCAATGGCATAGGCAGCCGACAGCGCGGCCTCATCGGCAATCGCCCACAGGGGTTTGCCGGAAGTCTGGGCCAGCTGCCGCAGACGCTGCGCCAGATCGAACACCCCACCGGCCTCGCCGCCACTGGAGTCGATCTCCAGCAGCACAGCACGGACCTGTGGGTCGGCAAAAGCCGCTTCGGCCATGGCCTCGATGTCGTGGTAGCTGGTGAGGCCACTGGCGGCACCGATATACGACGAGCGGCGCACCAGGGTACCGAGAACAGGGAGAATGGCGATGCCCTCCACAATCTGGAGGCCACCGGTCATGCCGGCATCGACGTTGGCCGGGGGCGGCGTGGCCAGGGTCTCGCCCGCGAGTTTCCTGGCCACCACCCCGAGGATCACTTCGAGTTTGGGGCGCGCAATCAGGAGTGGCGTCCCGTACAGGCGGGACGCCAGGTAAGGCAAATCGGTCATGGATATTCCTCAGTTCGAGGGCGGTGGCACAGGCTCACGCCCGAAACGCAGCCCCAGGCTGTCCTCACGCCGGCGGTCACCAGCGATTTCGGCATCCACCATCGCGGCATCAAACCCTCGCTCGGCAATCGCCTGGGTGCGCGACTTGAGCCCCGCCTCGATGGCGTTGATCTCGGCGCGGATGTCTTTCAAGGGATCGACCCAGTCCCAACGTGGCGGCAGCCAGCTGCAGTCCAGGTAGTCGGCACGGCGTTGCTCGTAGTCCGGCAGGTCCAGTTGCCCCGAGAGCACCACCGTGTCCATCCAACGCGCCCACACCGCCCGGCACAGCTGAAACACCAGCACCGAATGCTGGAAGGCTTCGATACGCCGGCGAAACTCCAGGAGCGCCGCTCGGGTGTTGGAGTAGTTGGCCTTCAACATATCGGCCGAAAGGTTCGCGTAGGGCAAGCCCAGGGCCGCCGCGACCTGCAATAGCGTCCGAT